TTTATTTCAGACGCGACGATCGCGATATCCGTCATCGAAGATGCCGCCAAATCGGAAGCGACGCGGCGCAAGATCGAAGCGCGCATGAACGCGATCAAGAACGTGCTGTTCAAGGATGCTTCGTTCGTTGCGCTCACGACACGCCAGGGCCAGCCCCTGCTGGAAGGCATCGCCAGGGTCCGGCGCACGTTTTCGTTTCCGCAGCAGGGCGACACGTTCTATGCCGAAGGCCGGCTGCATATCGTTTGCCGCTTCCGCTGCTACTACGATCCGATCGCGCCGAATGCGCTGACGGAAGTCAGCGTGACGGCGCAGCCGTTCGGCCCCGGCAGTTCAAGTCAGCCGGCAGACACCATTCCCGCCATCATCACCGTTCCAGGGAGCTAACCATGGCCACGCAAGTCAAAGTCTATGCGACCAAACAATCCGCGCTGCTGATCAGGCACCCGGACGCCGGGCTTGTGCAGCTGGGCGGCAGTTCCTGGCCAATGGACGGCTTCACGTCGCGCATGCTCAGCGACGGGCTGCTGACGCAAGACGAAGCGAAAGCCTATGTGGGCGCACCGCATCCGCGCTTGCAAGCGCGCGACGTGCCGGTGGCGCCCGCGAAACAGTAAGCCGCACGCGTTCCATTTCATCTTGACGCGGCGCCGATCGGCGCGGCGCGCATCTGGAGGCCATCATGGCGATCAGCACTACCATCCCGGAAAGTTGGAAACTGCCGCTGTTCTGGGCGACGGTCGACGGCACGCGCGCTGGCAATCTTACGGAAGTCGGGCCGGCGCTACTGGTGGGACAGATGTTCACCACCGGCGCGGCCGCGGGCACGGCAACGCTGAATGTCGCGGTTCCGGTCGGATCACTCGCGCTCGCGGGCAATCTGTTCGGCGTCGGTTCGATGCTTTATCGCATGGTTTATGCGTTCTTCAATTCGAACGTGACGCAAGAACTGTGGGCGCTGCCCGTCGCCGATCCGTCCGCCGGCACCTTCGCGGAAGGCGGCATCAATTTCGCCGGCACATCGGTCACGGGGTCCGGAGTGTTCTCGCTCTATATCGCCGGGCAATTGGTGCAGTGGACGATCTATTCCACTGACACGGCGGCAACTATCGCGGCCAATTGTGTTGCGGCTGCGAACGCTATTCCGTCGCTGCCGGTTACGGCAGCACTCGCGGCAACGAACAGCCCGGACGTGCTGTTCACCTGTAAGTGGAAGGGCCTCACCGGCAACGATATCACGCTGATCGTCAACTATCTCGGCCTGTACGGTGGCCAGGTCACGCCGGCCGGCGTCGCTTACGCGATCACGCCGATCGCGAGTGGCACGGGCGAACCGAATTTCGTCAACGCCATTTCGGCGATCCAGACGCAGGAATTCGATTACGTCGGGATGCCCTATACCGACACCGCAAGCATGACTTCCTGGAATACCGAATACGGTTTCAGTTCGGGCGGCCGCTGGAATTACGTTCGCCAGCAATACGGCTTCATCGTCAACGCCTTCCGCGACGATTATGCCGATGCGCTGGAGTGGGGGCTGTCGCAAAATTCGCCGGTCATGTCGACCATGGTCATCGAACAGGGTGCGCCCTCGCCGGTATGGGAATGGGGCGCCGCCTATTGTGCGCTCGCGGCGCTAGGCTTTAGTGACGATCCGGCGCGGCCGCTGCAGACTTTGGAAATGATCGGCATCATGCCGGCGCTGACGCAGAATCGCTTCTCGCTGACGCAGCTGAACAACCTGGTCAATTCCGGGCTTGCCATCCAGGCCACCGCGCCTGATGGCAATCCCATGATCATGACGGAGCAAACGCAGTATCAGTTCAATTCCTTCGGCCAGGCCGATACCGCGTTCGGGCTCTTGACGGTGCTGGCGACGCTGCAAGAATTGCTCAAACGCATGCGCGCGGCGATCACCACCAAATATCCGCGCGTGAAGCTGGTGCCGGATGGCACGAAGCTTGGCCCCGGCCAGGCCGCTGTGACGCCTACCGATCTCAAGGCGGAACTGATTTCCGAATTCGGCTTGGCCATGTATGACGGCCTGGTGGCCGATCTGGATGACTTCAAAAGCAATTTGATCGTGGAAATTGACGACAATAACCCCAATCGCGTAAACGTATTGTGGCCCCCCCAATTGGCTGGACAGCTGCGCCAGTTCGCGGTGCTTGCACAATTTCGCCTGGAATACCCTCCGATTAGCACGTCGTAATCGGCGGTTTTTGCTTGACAAAAAAAGCAAGCCGAACTTATCTTTTGGGTCGATGTCCAGTCGTTATAAGATTTGCGCGGCTTGCAAACAATCCCTGCCGGTTCGTTGCTTCATCGAGAGAAGCGATCGGCTGGGACAGTTTCTCTCTTACTGCCGGCCGTGTTGGTGCATCCGCGCCAAAAAAAGATACGCGACGAATGAGAAATATCGCCGCTGGCTCATTAAACGCGCAACCGACGCGGTGCGCGAACGCCGCAAGGACCCAGCCTTCCGTGAGCGCGATCGCAAATGGTCCCGTGATTACAAGCGCCGGCAACTTGCCGATCCGGTCGAATATGAGAAACACCTCGCACGCAATCGCGCCTGGTGTGCCGCACATCCGGATCGCGTAGCTCAATATGAGAGTCGCAGCCCGGCGGCGAGGGCCAAGCGTGCCGCGCGCCGCTATGAACGGCTCAAATCGACGGCGGCGGGTCGGAAGAAGTTGAAAGCGGCACGGCAGAAGTGGGCGCCGATTGCCTTTTCTAATCGCCGCGCGCTCAAACTAGGTGCGGAGGGCACACATACCCGCGCCGACTTTGACCGCCAGCTTGCAAAACAGAGCTATCGCTGTTTTTGGTGTTCGGCCGATATACGCGTCGAACCTACCGAAGATCATTACGTCCCCCTCGCGCGCGGTGGTTCAAACGGCCCCGATAACATCGTTGCGGCTTGCCGTAGCTGCAACAGCCGCAAGTGGGCGCACATGCCCGATGAATTCCGAAAACGCATCGCGGTCTAAATCGCGGGCGCCGCGTTCCTGACACCGCGTTTCCAGATCAATCCCGAACGTGAGGCATCACCATGGCGACCACAAATCGCATCGGCGGCGTATTGTCGTTGAAGGTTGACGGCAATCAATACGAGGCCCGCGGCAACTTTCACGTCACGCCATCCACGGTGAAGCGCGACGGTATCGCCGGGCAGGATGGCGTTCACGGCTACACCGAAATGCCTGTGGTGCCTTCGATCAAAGGCGATATGTCCATCGGTAATCAGTTGTCGCTGGAAGCCCTGGAAGAGATCACGGATTCCACGGTGCAGGTGCAGCTGGCGAACGGCAATACCTATGTGCTGACGCAAGCCTGGGTCACGTCCGCCTTCGACGTCGACACCGTGGAAGGCAAGGTCGAGGTGACGTTCCAGGGCATCACCTGCGAAGAGATCACTTAAGCTTTAGCCGTCCGCGCAGTGAGTGGCTTTGGCTTTTCGAAAGGGCCAGTTTATGAGTGAAGGCGAAGTGAAGGACGCGGCCGCCGTGGATGCGGTTGCGCCCGATGTGCAGCCTGACGGCGGCATGTTCGAATTCACGCTGCAGGCGCCGATCCCGGCTTACAAGGAAAAGGTATCAACGCTGAAGCTGCGCCGTCCTACCGGCGCGGACTTGATCGCGGTGGTGCGCAATCCCGTGATCTTCACGCCGTCCGTGTTTCCGCCGGAAGTGCGCCACGATCTGCCCCGCGTGGTGTCGATCGCGGCGCGGCTTAGCGGCGTGCCGTCATCGTCGCTGGGCAAGATTCTGCCGCATGAACTGGTGGCGCTGGCGTGGGCGATCAGCCCTTGGCTTATGCCACCGGCGAAGTCGAAGGGGCAATGGAAGGACGATCATATCGAATTCCAGCTGGATAAGCCGGTGATCGTCACTTTCAAAAAAGACGAACAAAAGGAAATCTCCGCGCTGGTTATCAAACAACCCGGCGCCGTCGATATGCTGGAAATCGGCAATCCGGTGATCGATGCGCCGTTCATCGATCCGCCGGAAACCCGGCACGATTATCCGAAGCTGGCGGCGATGCTGGCGCGTCTTGCCGAAGTGCCGATCGCACTTTTCAACGAGATTTCCGCGCGCGAATTGACCGATCTGGCGTGGGCGGTGACACCTTTTTTTTCGGTAGTGATCTAGGCGACTTCATCGCCGACTGCATCGATCTCGCGCTGCTCTACAAAGTTGATCCCGTCGTGATGCTTGGCCGTTCGCCGGCTGTGATCGCCGGGCTTTACGATCACACGCTGGATGCGCTGAAGCGGATGAAAGAGGACGATTAGCCGCATGTCACAAGATGAAGTCATGCGCTTGGCCGCAGAGGTGGTTAATAAATGGTCCGGCCCGCTTACCGACATGCGGCGCGATCTGCGCAAGCTTGCCGACGACGTGAAGGGCACGCATGCCGCCGGCGTCACGCATGCGAAGAAACATGGCGAAGCGGTCAGCGGTCTGCGCCGCGAATTCCAGCGGCTTGATGAACACGTCAAGTCGACCAGCCTGGAAACCATGGCGGCGTTCGGCGTCAGCGCCCTTAGCGTCGCCGGCGCGGTCGCGGCGGTAAAAGATGCGGTGTTCGGCTTCGGCGATTCCACACAGAAGCTGATATTTCTGCGCAGAGAAACGGGCCTCGCTATCGATACGCTGAGGCAATATCAGTCTCTAGCGGAACGCGTCGGCTCGACGCCGGAGGCTATGAACAAGGGCATTCAGAACTTCGCCCAGCACATGCAGGATATTCGGCGCATGGCGCCGGACGAACTGAATGCGTGGGCATCCGGCTTCGATCGCAACGCCAATCAATTCGTGCGCAGCTTGTCGCGAATGAGCAACGCGGACGCTCTGTCCGGCGCGATCGGTTTTCTTGATCGCATTCCCAGCCCGCAAGACAAGCGCAAGTGGCTGCGAATGCTCGGTCTGCCGGAAGATTTTGCTAATATGACCGTCAAAGAATTGCGCGACGCGATGGAAGAAATTCGCAAGGAACAGGCCAAAGTGGGGCCGGATGCGGAAAAAGCCGCCCAGCGATTTCAGGCTGCAATGAATCGGATGAATGAGTCGATTAAAAATCTAAAATTTACGATCGGCCCTGAGTTGGCCGGTGCTTTTTCGGATGCGATGGATCAGATCAGTAAGTTCGTTAATGAAAACCGCGGCGGTTTGATCCCCGTCCTGAAGGACGTTTCCGCCGAGATCGGGCACGTTCTAAAGGATGTTCGCGAACTTATGACCGAATATCAAAAGCTAAAATCGGGCGATTTAAGCCCGATTACGCCCCACATAATTCCCGGCAGCCCGCTCGATAAGGGGCGCAATGCGCTGGATTGGCTTTCGAAGCATTCCGGCCAGGGCCAGCGGCTTTGGGATCATCTGCAGCAGCCATCGAACATTCCACCTGGCGCCGACTTTATGCCGATGGCCTATCATCCCGGCGCCGGCGGACTGCGATCGGGCGGCGGCTTCACGATGATGGGCGCAGGCACGTCAAGCGGCAGTCCGGAAGAAGTCATTGCCAGGGGCACGCATATCGGCGTGCTGCAGGCGCTGCGCGAATTCCGCTACGAAATGGAAGGCGATGCAGCGGGCGGCGGCGGCGGCACGGGCGGCATGGGCGGTGGCGGCATGGGCGGCTTTTCGCCCGCGGCTTATCATCCGTCCGGTGGCGCCGGCATGCCCATGGGCGGCGCAGGCGCGGCAGGGCGGCTTTCGTCCGGATCGTCGCGGCAGTTTTCGATCGGCGACATTCACGATGCGCTGACGGGCGGCGGCGGCGGCGGCGGGGGTGATGGCACAGGGTCGGCGAGCATCGCGAGCGCGCGCGCGCGCTTTGCCGAAGAACTGAAAGACCCGAACAAGCGGATGGAATTCGCCGCGATGCTATTATCGGAAGGCACGCCGCTTCCAACTGCGGAAAGCGCGATGAACCGTTCGTTGTTCGCTAACAAGACCCTTTCGCAGATGCTGCACAGCGGATTCTACGGCCCGATCAATCGCGGTCAATTGCCGGGCTTCATGCGCCAGCTGCAGCAAAATCCCAAGCTTATGGCGCGCATGAACGCGGCCATCAATCAGGCGCTCGGCGGCAGCGACACGATCCACGGCGCTACGGATCAAGGCATGATCATCGATCCGAACGGCCGCTGGCCTGGCGGCCGAACGATCATCGGCGGCCAGGTGTTCAACGATTGGGGCGGCGGTCCTGGCGGTCACGCCGGCGCCGCGCGATGGCGCGAGGCGTTCGAACGGATGGCGCGAGCAAGCCGCGGCGGCGGCGTGTGGGCAGCGCCCGGCTATTCCGCGGAAATGTATTCGCCTTACGGGCTGCATGGCAAAGAGCTGCGCGTCCATTTCGGCTATCGCGGGCACGCCGGCCAGCTGGGCAAGCAATCCGGCGTTAATCAGGGCGGCCAGCTGAAAGGCTCCGCACACCTGGCAATCGATCTGAATGGCTTCCCGAAAGGCGCCCGCACGAAGATGGCGCATTCGGGCTTTAGCGAAGTGCGCCTGAACCGCGGCCGCGCCATGGTGCCTGCAAGTCAGGATAGCTGAACATGGCCATCGCCCCATGGCGCGCGGCGCTGCAGCCGGCGTCCTTCAATGGCGTGCAGTTTCACGTCCCCGTGGACATGAAGGCCGGCGGCCGGCGCCTGGTGGTGCATGAATTTCCGAAAAGCGATACGCCTTATACCGAAGACATGGGGCGCCGCGCGCGGCATTTCACTGTGCATGCCTATGTGATCCAGTGCGCTTTCAACGGCTTCGATTATGAGCCGAACCGCGATGCGCTGATCGCGCAGCTGGAAGCCGAAGGGCCGGGCATTCTTGTTCATCCGACGATGGGCGTCGATACCGTTGACGTTGGCCCCTACTCCGTCACCGAACGGCTTGCCGAAGCCGGCGGCATGGCGGAATTCGAAATTGAATTCACCGAAGCCGGATCGCAGATCGCGACCACGCCGACGAAGGACACGGCAGCGAGCGCGATCGGCGCCGCTCAATCGGCGATCGCGCTATTCCAGCAGTCAAGCGATATCGCCGGGCTTGTGGGCGCCAATCCATGACAAAGGCCGATCTGAACGAAGCGGTATCGGCAACGATCGCCGTGCTTGGCGTGCTGCTGGCGACGCTGGGCGGCGTCACGGGGACCGCCGGCGCGCAGCTGCTGCTGGCGGTCAGTGCGCTGGAAACAAATGCCGGCGCGGAATTGATCGCCGGCGCGCAGTTCTGGTCTGATCTCGCCAATTGCTTCGAACTGGCGCGGATCGCCGGCTCCAGCTTCGCGGCAATGGACGCGGTGCGCGCGGCCGCGGAAGCACTGACGCCGGCGGGACTGCCCGCGATCGCAATCAAGAATTTCTGCGTGCGCCTGGCGCTGGCCGAAGAGGGTCAGATTCTGGCGGCAACGAACTTCACCAGCCGCCAGCAGATCGATCGCTTGTTCGATCAGATCAACTTGTCCTTCGAATGCGCCATCGTGGTCGCGGCCGATAATCAGGACAACATTGCTTACGAAGCCCTGATCGCGCTTTACGCCGCGGTATCGAACGATCTGGCCAATCGGGCGCAGCCGCTGCCGCGCCTGGTGCGCTATGATTTTCCGCTGCGCATGGCGGCGTTGTCGCTGGCGCAGCGGCTTTATCAGGACCCGACGCGTTACGGGCAGCTGATCGCTGAAAATAATCCAATCCATCCGCTGTTCATGATGCAGCGCGGCTTCGCGCTTTCTTCGTAGCCGGCGATGCCTTTACCGCAGGAAGTTGCGACCGTCAGCGCCGGCGGCATGACTTACGGCGGCTGGACGTCGGTGCAGATATTCCGCCGCTACGGCGACGTGATCTCGCATATGACGCTCGAGGTGGCGGAAAATTCCGGGGGCGGTCCTGGTGGCGCGGCTGTGCAGTTGATGCCCGGCATGCAAGCGACCGGATCGCTGGGCGGCGAGCTCGCGATCAGCGGCCAGGTCTGCGTGCGCCAGGTGTCCTACGATAAGGAAACCCATTCGACGCAGATCATCGTGGCGTCGAACACGATGGCGCTGAACGCTTCTACCGTCGATGGCGTGCCGGGATTTTATCAGAACTATACGCTGCAGCAGATCGCGGCGGCCGTCACTGGCAAAGTCGGCGTTGGCTTCCAGATCATGGGCGCGCCGGCGGGCGCCGATAAAGTCTTCCCGCGCGTTTCCGAACACATCGGCGAAACGCGGTTCGCCTTCATTTCGCGGCTTGCCAATATGCGCAATCTGTTTTTGCGCGACGACGGCATGGGAACGCTCGTTGCCACGCGCGGCGTTACCGGCACGGTTGCGACGCTGAACGAAGGCGGGGCGAACCGCAACATCCTGGCGGCGCAGCTGACGCTGCGCAACGATGAATACGGCAATCCCGCGCGCACGGTCGGCGACAACTTCGCCGGCAGTCAGACAACGATCGATGACAATGCCGCGCGCGACGTGTCGGCCACGGTCACCTCGCCGAATATGCCGGCGAAGACGCCGCAAACCGTTGGCATGCCGCAGCCGGGCGATAATCAAGATGCCGCGATGTATGCGGCGCGTGTCGCGGCCTGGAATTTGGCGCAGTACATCGAAGGTGTGATCACGGTGCCGGGCTGGTTCATCGATAGCGGCGCGCTTTGGCTCGATCAGGTGGGCGGCCTGGTCACCATCAATTCGCCGACGCTGGTTCCGGGCGGCCAGATCGTGCTGGCGCTCAAGGGCGTGATCAGTCTGCAGGACAACGAAAACGGCACCATCACGAAGCTGGAAGTGTGCGATCCCGGTTCGCTGGGCGCGCTCGGCCAAGGGCAGTCAACGAGCGGACTCAATGTGCCATTGATGGGCACGGCGCAGCCGGGGCAGTAACAGATGAAATTCGAAAGCGCGCGCGGGTCAACCGATCGCATGGGCGGCGGCATGACGCGCTCGGTGCTGAGCAGCGCCGATGACACGCAGCTGCTGCAGGAGCTGTCCCACCAGGGCTTTCCCGGCGAGCAACAGCAGACAATCGAGCACGCGCATCCCTACGGCTTTTCCACGTATCCGAAAAAGCCGTCGATGGTTCAAGGCGTGATGCGCTATGCGGCGGCCTTTGGGAACTATCTTCGCGGCAATCGCTCACACGGTGTCGTTCTCCAGGTCGCCGACCGCCGCTTCCGGCTTTACAAGATGAAGGAGGGCGAAGTCGCGTTGCATGACGATCAGGGCCAATGGATTCACCTCAAGCGCAATGGAATTCTGGTCAAGGCGCCGAACGGCCAGACGATCCAGATGCAGATCGATCAGCCGCAGCAGGGCAATGCGCAGCCCGTCATGGGCCAGGATTCCACGGTAGTTCCCAAGCCCGTTGCCAACGTGACCGTGACGAAGAACACCATCAACGTTGCACTGGCGAGCGGCACCACCACCGTTGCGGTGGGCAAAAGTTCGGTGACGGTGACCGATGACAGCATTACGGAAAATGCCTCAACCGTCACGCACGGCGGCGGCAAATCGTTTTTGCAGGGTCAAATTCCGGTGGCCATGAAGGGCACTGTCGATACCGGCGGCTATATGGATATCAGCGGCCTGGCTACGAATTCCTTCACATCATGAGGTTCTTTATCAGCCGCGCCGACGATCTGATGGCGATCGATAATGTGGCCGTCACCATGGATTGCTCGTCGCTGCCGGAAAGCGTGATTTACGTGATCTGGAATGAAGCCGGCGATGGCTTTGTCGAAAGCAATACCGGCGTGGCGCTGCGCACCAGCTTCAGCGATCCGTCGCCCTATCAGCCGCTGATCGATGACTGGATGACGGCCATGGCGGCGGCGACGCCGGCGCTGACGGTTGCGCAGGCGCAGGTCGTCAAGGTCGAACTGGTCGAGGCGCTGTTCGAAGCCTACCGGATTGCGCCGATCGCCTACTCGGTTGCCGCCGCGCCTGGCGCATCTTGGGATGCGAGCGATGAAGGCGTGGCGGCGCTGACGCTGGCGTTGTTTTCGGCACTGCTGGCCGCGTTCGCTACTTTGGTTGGGCAGACAAATACGGTTATCGCGGCCATCAATGCGCAGCTGCTGAATGTCGCTTTCGTGTTCAATGCGGCATCCATCACTGTGCTCTGGAATGGATCGTCGCCCAGCGGCGGCAGCCAGGCCATGCAAAGCATCGCCGGATTCACCAATTCCGTTTCGATCTCGTGGACGCCGATCGGCGCGACCGCGCCGGTGGCGCTAAGCGCGACCGAATGCATTGGATTGCTGGCCGCGATCGTTGCTCGCCGCGCTTCGCTGCAGGCGGCGCGGCTGACAAACGAAGCCGCGATCGATGCGCTCAATACGGTTGCCGCCGTGATCGCCTTTGACGTAACCGCGGGATGGTGAATATGAGCAAACGCCCATGGAACAATGTTGCCTGGCAGGAATGGGAAATCGGACTCGCCGCCGAAATCTGGCAGCGCGAGGTCACGGATATTTATGGCGATGACGTTGGCCATCAACGTCTCGGCATCGTCGCCCGCGCCGAAACGCTGATCGCGAAAGCCCTGAACTGCAGCGTGTCGCGTGTTCAAGGGCGCCGCGTCGACTGCGGCCCTTCGTTCGATAAGCCGCGACAGTCACAGGGCAGCTTTCGCGCATCGTCAGCGGCAATCATCGAACGGGATCGCCGCAGGGACGCCGCCGATCGGCGCGACCTGACGGCGACGTTCTTCGGCGATCCGCCGTCCGGTTATTCGGCGCTGGATCGCAAAATCGGTGCCGCGCACGATGCCTGATATTCGCCTGGTGCCGGTTGCCACGCCGGATGTGGTGACGTTCGATTGGCTGCAGACGCCGGCCGGCTTGCTTGACGAAACGAATGAACTGATCACGGCGGTTCTGGTCGCATTCAATTCCGATGCGGTCGCGGCGCCATCCGATGTGCTGCCCGATCCGCGCAGCGACGATCGCCGCGGTTGGTGGGGCGATATGGATGCGGCGGCAATCTGGAACGGCTGGCCGCTGGGCTCGAAGCTGTGGCTTTTGACGCGCGCGAGCATCGTGGACGCCGGCGCGCGCGAGGGTGCGACAGTAACGCGCGTGCAGCAATATTTGCAGCAATGCCTGCAGCCCTTCGTCACCGCCGGCATCTGTTCGGCGTTCAATGTGGAAGTCTGGAAGTCCACGGATCGCAACGATCGCATCCTGGCGCGCGTCACGATCTACCGGGGGCCGAAGTCCGCGATCGCGCTGGAATTCGAGCCGCTTTGGACTGAACTGTTTCCATCAAGCAAAGCGTCGCAATAAGAGGAATAGCCGCCTATGCCTTGGCAGACGCGAACTCTCCAAGCGTTGCGCGCGCTCAATCGCGACAACGTTCAGGCGAAGCTGCGGTCGGGACCAATGATCCCGAACAGCGTGCTTCGCGTCATGTCTGATGCGAACGCCGGCTTGGCATATTTGACGCTGCTCTACCTATCGTGGCTGGCCAAACAATTGATGCCGGACACGGCAGAGAAAGAGTGGCTTGACCGGTACGGAAATATCTGGCTAGGCGGAAGGAAACCGGCGAACTTTGCATCCGGCACGGCGCTGCTGACAGGCATTGCGTTAACACTGGTGCCGGCGGGAACGCTTTATACCGTGCAGGTCGGTTCTAAGACCATCGCTGTTCAAACAACGCAGGCCGTGACGCTTGGCGGCGCGCCGACGCCGGCACCGATCGCGGCGCTGACGCCAGGCCAAACGTTGTTGACGGCGGCCGCCGTTCTCAATCTCGCCAGCGTGGTTCCGGGCCTATCGGGCACGGCGACGATCGCCGTGCTGTCAGATGGCGCGCCGGCGGAAACCGACGATGAACTGCGCGTGCGCGTCCTGGATCGCATCCGCGAACCGCCGATGGGCGGCGACGCGTTCGATTATGTGCAGTGGGCGCTATCCTTCCCCGGCGTCACGCGGGCCTGGTGCGCGCCGCAGGAAATGGGCATCGGCACCATCACTGTTCGCTTCATGATGGATCAAAAGAACGCCGGGCCGCTGACGATCGATGGCGCCGGCCGCGGCCACGGCGGCGGCTTCCCGGAAGATGCCGATGTGGCGAACGTGCTGGCCTTCATGTCGAACCTGCGCCCGGTTTCGATCAAGGATTTCTTCGTCGAGCCGCCGCTGCCGGCGCCGCTGAACTGCACGATCAGCGATCTTTCGCAAAGCGATGCCAATACGCAGGCGGCGATCAACGCCAGCATCGCGGCAATGCTGGCGGCGAAGGCGGCGCCGTCTTCGTCGCTCAACGGCGTCCTGATCCCGCCCACCACGATCTATTCGGCATGGGTCAGCGACGCGATCTTGAACACGCCGGACGTGGATTATTTCGATCTGACGATGGCGGATTTCGTCATGCCAAACAACGGATCGATGGCCGTGCTTGGCAACGTCACTTACACATGAGAACCGCCGATGCCCGCCGCCGTCATCCTTGCCGACAACAGCATCGCTGCCGTGTTGATGGCGGATGCGACGATCGATCCGAAGCCGTCCGGATTTCCGGCCGATGCGAAATGGATCGATGCGCCGGACGGCTGTCACGAAAACTGGACCTATGATCCGGCAACAGGCTTTGCGCCGCCGGTGCAGGATGAGGCGCCCGCGCCCACTACGCCGGCGAACAAGGTCGAATTTTGATGGCCCTCCCGGTCACGGCAACGTTCATGACCACGCTGCCGGATGGGCGCTCGCAAAGGGTTTCGCATTATCGCTTCGTCAAGGCGGGCGATGAAATCCCGCTTCACGTCCATCCGTTCTTTCATTCGACTTGCGTGCTGATCGGCCGATGCGAAATCTATGACGATGCGGGCAAGTCCGCGATCGTGGAGGCCGGCAGCTTTGTGGAATTTCCGAAAGGACGCCAGCACGCGATCCGCGCGCTGGTCGATGGAACGCATATCGTAAATCTGCCAGAACCGGGACGGTAAGCGATGACGACTAAAACTGTCGTCATCCTATCCGGCACCTCGTGGACACCGCCGCCGGATGCTTACGGCGCGAGCGCACAGATCATCTGCTGGGGCGCTGGCGATAACGGCGCGCCTTCGTCTGCTGGCGGCTCTGTTGGCGGCGCCGGCGGCGCGTCGGGCTGCGTTGCTTCTATCTCCGGATTGACGCTGCCGTCGTCGGGCAGCGTCGCGATCCAGATTCCAGCGGGCGGATCGAGCAATCCCTGCTGGTTCGGTTCGCCCACAACCGTTCTGGCTTCTTCGAAATCGACGTCGCCGGCGGCGTGCGTGGGATCGCACATCGTCGCTGGGTCGCCTGGCGGCACATCCAATCTGTGCGGCGGGACTGGCGGCGGCGGCGGCGGCGGCGCGCCTGGCCTCTCAACGCCCGGCGGCATAGGTGGGCCGGGCCAAAATATTTGTTCCGTCTTAGTTGGCGGAGCTCCCGGAACCGCAGGTACGCCGTCCTATACGCTAACCGCAGGCGGCAACGCAGGTCCGGGCGCCGGCGGCGGCGGCGGCACGAACGGCAACGGCTCCGCCGCCGCCAACTATGGTGCTGGCGGCGGCGGCGGCGGCCCTCCTAGCAGTTGCGTCAATTCCGCGGGCGGCGCCGGCGCGCCGGGCTGCATCATCGTCATTTACACCACGGCTGAACCGTTTGTTGTTCCGCAGTGGGTATCGCTTGACGAAGCTGCAGTGCCGGACCCGATATGGCGGCCGAAGCCGCATGGCGCGGCCGCGCTCGCCCTGCTTTATTTTGCAAAGTTTTTCGGCGCTGGCGGCCAGGCGCCGACAAAATTCTGGCGCTACGATTTTGACGATCAGCTGCCGAAATGGCAGGGCGCGCCGAAAATCGCGGCGGCCATGCTGCAGCCTGCAGCGGCAACGTTCTTCGATCAAAGCGGCCAGGCGCCGGCGAAATTCTGGCGCTACGATTATCTGATCGAATTCCCGCAATGGCAGGGTGCGCCGCTAAGGGCAGCGACGGCGGGATTTCCTGAGCCAGGTAAGTTTTTCGGCGTTAGCGGCCAGGCGCCGACAAAATTCTGGCGTTACGATTTTGACGATCAGCTGCCGAAGTGGCAGGGCGATCCGCTTCTTGCAGCATCGCTGCGGATGCCGGCGACCACAGAATTTTTCGGTGCGCGCGGCCAGGCGCCAATCAAATTCTGGCGCTACGATTTTGACGATCAGCTGCCGAAATGGCAGGGCGCGCCGATCGTTCTGGCGACGCTGCCAATGGCGACCGAAGAACCGGCCGGCAGCAACACGCCTACGCCGGCGCCGCCTCCGGTATCGCCTTTGGAAGCGCGGGGCGATCAATGGGTGCAGCGCACCGGCGCGGAATATGCGCTGGCGTGGTCCGGGCTTTTGCCCACTGGTCCAGCATGGCCGCGCGAACCGGATCACGTGCTGCAGATCGTGCTGGCGGGCCTGGCGCAGATTTGGGGCGATGAAGTCGAGGTGCTGGCGGCGCGCTTATTGGTGAACGAAAGCGATCCGCGGCAGACCGTGATCCTGCTGCCCGATTGGGAAAAGGCGTGGGGACTGCCGGATGAATGTCTGGCCGAACCGCTCACGGTTGCCGATCGGCAAAAGGCCCTGGTCGCGAAGATGACCATGCTGGGCGCGCAGTCGCGTGCCTTCATGACCGCGCAGGCCGCGCGCGAAGGCTACGCAATCACGATCAAGGAATATGCGCCGTTCATGTGCGGCGTGTCGCGCTGCGGCGATACGACGGCACAAAATCCGGACAACGATGGCTCGCCTCGCTGGCAGATCGGGCCGCCGGAAATGCGCTTCTACTGGACCACCAGCATCGCGCAAGCGCGGCTGTCCTGGTTCCGCGCCAGTTCGGGGCAAGCCGGCGTCGATCCGATGCTGCGCATCGGCATCGCCACAGATCTCGACTGTCTGCTGACGCGCATCAAGCCCGCGCATACGGAGATCGTCTTCGACTATAGCGGCCTCGCCGCCGGCGGCCCGTTTGCTGGAACACCGTAAGGGGAAGCGGAACCATGAAATACGAACAGCCTTATGGCGTAGCCGATCCGAACGCGCCCTATATCAATGGCAACCCGGCGACGGGGACGGAAGGATCGATTCCATCGGCGGCGGTATTTCAGAATCCGCAAACCGAAATCGTCAATCTGATTATCGCATCGGGGCTGGTGCCGACCGATAGCGATCTTCAGCAGCTGCTGGAATCCGTGCGATCGCAATTCGTCAATTATGCGGTCGATACCGGATCGGTGAACGCCTACAGCGTCGCCTACACGCCGGCGCTTTTGGTGCGCCAGCTGGGCCAGCCCTATCGCGTCAAGATTCTGAACAACAATACCGGCGCTTCGACCTTCAATGACGGGCTTGGCGTTGCGCCGATCGTGTTGTCCGGCGGCGCTGCTCTGTCCGCTAACGAACTTGTCGCCGGCATGATCGCGGAATTGGTTTGGGACGGCACGCATTTTCAGCTGGTGAATTCGACGGTGGGCGGCGGCGGCGGTGGGACTGTCAATAATTACTTCATTGAAATTCCCTACGTCGCCGATACCAGCGTCACGCCGAACCTGATCACGGCGCCATTCTCGCCGGCGATCACGGCGCCGGTCGACGGCAATCCAATCCTGGTCAAGATCGCGAACGCCAACAGCGGCGCCACGCAGATCGGCGTCAATGCATTAGCCTTGGCGAATGTGGTGAACCGCGACGGCACGCCGCTCGCGATCGGCGCCCTGGTCGCCGGCCAGATGGCGCTGCTGATACGTTCCGGATCGACCTGGCAGCTTTATGCTTCCAGCGGCAGCGGCGGTGGCTCCGGTGGCGGCGGATCGATGGCGGGATATTCTGGCCTGATCGGATCGGCGCCAGGTGCAACGAAAACGGCGGCGTGGACCGCGGGCGAAATCGTCGCCGAAAACGTTCTAGGCGGCACGTCGTTCAAGGCGGCAAATCTTTCGCTCGCCTTCAACGGTGCGGGCACCGGCGCCGGCGGCATGGACACCGGCGCAACGCCGAACACGGCGGATCTATCGATATACGTGATCTACAATCCGACCTTGAACGTCTGGAACACGCTGGGTTGTTTGGGATCGGTTTCGAACGGCAAGATTTACAGCGGTTCGAACATGCCGTCCGGCTATGCCGCTTCGATCCTGATCTGGTCCGGCAAATGCGATATCAACGGCAACATTCTGCAGTTCGTGCAGTGCAACGGCAACATTGACGTTACGCCGGTTTCGATTTTCGGAATGAGCGGCAATGCTCCGCTGACGCAGGCGCCGCCGCTGGTGGGCGGCCAGTACACCTATCAGGTGCAATCGATATCGACAGTCGTCCCGGCAAACGCGGCCTTCGCCAAGGGCATCGGCGGCGCACAGGGTTTGGCCAATCCCATGTCGGTTTGTTCGTCGCCGACGTCCTATCCGGCGGCGGGCTCCACGACGTCGTTTCCAAGCGGTCTTGGCGCGCAGTGGGGCGCGCCGTTCTTCACCTTCGTTGATCTTCGATTGGTGACGGCGCAAACGCTTTACTGGTCGACCACGGACGGCACGCCGGCGGCGCTGTTCATCACCGGCTATCGCATCTAACAAGGGAAAAAGTGGTCATGTTTTCCAAACGCGAACAGGAAGGTTATTTGAAGATCGACCACGCGGACAGTCCCGGCTTTGCGCCCGCCGATCTCGCTGCTGCCGGTCTTGCGCCCAATATGCCGGTCGGCCGCGGCATGACGCTGGAAGCGCCGACGCTGACCTGTTCGCACTGCCAGGCCATCGTGGTCATCAATCCGAACCGGCAGCGCGAGCGCGCCTGGTGCCGGCAGTGCGATCACTACGTGTGCGACGGCTGCGGCGCGGCGATGGTTGCGCCCGGCTATGTGCACGTGCCGTTCAAGCAAGTCATCGATGACTTCTTGAACGCCGCGGCGAAGAACAAGCCGGCGCCGTCCATCATCCGGCCGTGAATTCCGTTTTGGGCCGGCCGCGTCAATGCGGCCGGTTCAAAAGCCGCCCGAACGCCCTTGGGCAAGGCAATCGGCGCATGACGCGCCATTCCTCTCTGAAGATGGAGCCCTAAATGGCCAGACGCATTGTGTCGGTTACCACCATCACGCCGACCGCGACTGCGGACACCGCGAACCTGGTGGACGCGACCTATCCGTTCCTGCTGCAGGGTGGTTCGAGCTCGCAGCTGAACCGCATCCACGAACTTTCGATCTCGGGGCAGGCGGCGTCGTCTTCGTCGCCCACCTTCATGCTGCTGGCCCGCGATTCCACCGTGGCAACCGGCACGAACTCCGATGGCACCGGCCAGACCGATGCGCCGCTCGATCCGGCGACCGCGGCGCTGGGCGCGCCAGCGATCACGGGTAATTCGAACGCCACCACGAAGCCGCAGCGTTCGTCCACGCTGCATCTGCTGAACTGCTCGCTGAACGCCTTCGGCGGCGTGTATTTCTGGCGTGCCAACAAAGTCGAGGAATGCCCGGCCGTCCTGGGCAACACCGCGTCGCTGGGCGAAGCGTCGTTGTCCGCCTTCACCGGCGGCACGCCCGGCGCGATCGGCGCGCACATGATCTACGAGTCGCTGTAAGCGGCTTTCCTTCGGCCATTGTAGCTGCCGGCGGCATGGAAAAGGCCGCCGGCATTTTTCAAGCAAGTGAGGGATCGGCCATGAATGAAGTTCCCGCAGGGCAACGCAACGCGCAGATGTTCTTCCCGGTGGAAGCCGCGCCGCGGCAGTCGGTCGCCGATACACGCGCGGCCGATCTCGGTTCGCGCAACACCTGCCGCTGGTGCCTGGAAAAGTTCGATCCGGCGCAACAGCAGGAGCGATCGATCCGCGAGCGCGGCCAGCTGCGCACGCGATTGATGATGGCAGATGACGGAACCGATCCGCCGATCTGCGATAGCTGCTGGAGCGGCGCCAACGGCTTCACGATCTTCTTGATGGGGCAGGCTGTCCCCTGCGCCGATCCTAGCATCGTTCCCAATCTGCTTTTGAGGTAAGGCTATGGCCTTTTATGATGCATTGATCGCAGCGTGGAATAATGCCACGCAGCCGCCGGCCGGCGTGACCGGGACTGGCTTGACTGCGCAGATGACAACAGCGCAGAAGCTCGATGCCATCAACGGCTGGACCGTGGCCGGCACCGTGGACGTTCCAGTGGAGGCCGTCGTCGGCAATCTGATGCTGTCCGGCGCCTACCTGACGCTTGCGGCATTTAGCCAAGGCGCACCCACCGGCAATGCAACGCATGACACTGCTTTAGGCGCGGCCAAGACGCTCATGGCGCTGTTGACGCTGCCGAATGTGCCACCGTTCGGAACGTCGAATTCCACAACCTATGCCATCGTCAAGGGCATGGCTGACGCCATCTTGGCGCAGGAAACCGCGACGCCGGGAAGTACCGGATTCACTCAGGCCATCCATGACGGATTGCTCGCGCTCGCCGCGACGACAATCCCGTGGTCGCAGGCGAATGACTACGGCCCGTCAATCGGCCTTGGTTATCTGAACAACGCGGGGCTTAGCTAATGACCACCCTCAAGCCGTCATACGGCTCGTCCGCCGCGCTAACAGTCACACATCTAGATTCGCTGGCGAGTGATACAAATCTGCTGGCCGGATGGTCGTCGGCTGTCATCGCCAACGGCACAAATCTTTCAGTCACGGAGAAGATCACCGGGCTGCTCAAGACCGGAACAAGCCCGACCGCAGGCACGCAGATCAATGTCTATTTGTGGTCGTGTCTCGACGGCACGCCGACCTATCCTGATGTGATTACCGGCTCTGAGGGTGCGTTCACCATCACCTCGACCAATGTGTTGAACGCGGGCGCGTTCAAGCTGGTGGATTGTATCACCGTCGATAGCACCAGCAATCGCGTCTATCCGTTCAGCGTTGACGTGGCACAATTCTTCGGCGGTCACATGCCGGCGAATTACGGCGTGTTCATCGTGCACAACACCGGCGTCAACCTCAATGCGACGCAAGTCGTCAGCCGCGCCGACGTCACCCAGTACACGAATGCCTGATGACCATCATTCAACGGCCTTCGCTGGTCTATCCGGGTACACCACCGGGGATTGATTGGTCGCATCCGGCCTCGCAAAATCTCGGTTTATCGCTGGTAGCGCTGGGAAAGGATTTTTTGCAGCTTACAGCGCCCGTCGCGCCAACCAGATATTCGACTGCGCCAACATTGGGCGTCAGCAGCCTTATCGGGCCAACGACCGCCTTTGCGGCGGCTGGCAATACTGGCATCTCATACCCCAACGCCATTCCAAATTTTCCGCAATCGCGAAGCACATTTGCGGGTATAGTCCAATATGGCGCGGCGGGGAGTCTCGGTTGGGCTGGCAATGGGGCTGTATCACCGTTCCCTCCGTCTTTCGGTTTATATTTCTCAGCTGGCACCCTTGGCGTTTACTACGGTAGCAGCGGCGGGATGGTAGCAAGCAGCATCCCTAATTTGATCGCTGGCCAGCCCTATTTCTGTGCGGCGAGTTGTCTTAGCGGCGTTGGCGTTAATTTCGTTCTTCGTAATCTGGCAACCGGACAAATTTGGACTTCATCTGCCACCAATACGAACGCGTTTCCTGCCAGCAATAATTATGTCACGATTGGGGACCCTGGCGGTGCTGGCGCAGCATCGACTAGCCCAATCGCAAGGTTTATGTACGCGTCGAACTATCTATCTATCCCACAACTTTACCAATGGGGGCAAAGCCCCTGGTCCTTCTGGCATCCCTACGCTGGCACAATGCGTCCGGCTTGGTTCTCGCAAGGGGCGAGCGGCGGTGCTGCAGCCACTCCTTTCGTTCAGCCACTCGTTTTCATGTGAGTGGATGAGCAATGGTCTACGTCCCTAATCCGCCGCCGGATTCAATCTGGATCGGTTCGGCTGTAAATAGCGCGCCGCTGTCGTTGCTGACGGCGCAGGAAGTCTTCGGCGCCGGCGGCCAGGTGCCGACAAAACTTTGGCGCTGGGATTTTGACGACCAGCTGCCGAAATGGCAGGGCGCGCCGAATGACGCGGCGCCGATCCAGCTGCTGACGGCGCAGCATTTCTTTACCGCCGGCGGCAGCGTGTCAGCGAAGTTCTGGCGCTGCGATTATCTGATCGAATTCCCGCAATGGCAGGGCGGTCCTGGCGCGGCAGCGCCAATTCCGCTGCTGACGGCACAGGCGATCGAAGGTGCCGGCGGCCAAGGGGTGACGCCGCATTGGCTGACGATCGGCGATAGCGTCGCGCCGGCGTGGAATACGGCGCCATATAATCTCGCGCTGGCGACTGGCAACGCAACGCGGCCGCCGCTCTATCGCTGGCGCTTTGATCAGATCGAAACCGCTCCGCAGGCTGCGGCTGCGGGCGCAGCGCCGCTGCGCTTGCTGACGGCGCAGAAATTCTTTACTGCCGGCGGCCAGGCGCCGGCGAAGCTGTGGCGCTGGGATTTTGACGATCAGCTGCCGAAGTGGCAGGGATCGCCAGTCAATTCGGTTTCTATTCGCCTGCCGGCGGCGCAGTTTTTCTATGGGCAGAGTGGCGAAGTCCCGACCAAATTCTGGCGCTATGATTTTTCGTCTGAAGGTCCGCCATGGGCGTGGCAGCCGCTATCAAGCGCGATGCTGGCCGATCTTCTTACCGATCTTGGCCCGGCGCGTGCCGTGCGTTGGCACCACGATCTTGCCGAAGCGCTGCCTTGGATATTTTCGGCGCAACGCGCGCGGTTCTTGTCGTCCGCGGCGCCGTTCATCGCATCGTCATGGCATCGCGAGGCGATCGAAGGGCCTTATTGGGCTTGGCGTGCCACCGCGCCGATCGGCGCCCTCTCCGCACCGGCGGTGACTGCGCCATTCTCCGGATCATTGTGGTGGCCGGCGCCGGCGCAGGATGCGTTCTGGCCTGGTGCGCCCGATGCTGCGGCGATCCTTATCAATTCGTTGCTGATCGTCAGCGAGCGCGAACCGCTGGCCGCGCGATATATCCATGGTCGATCCGGCCCGAAGCGGATCATCGGGCGATCCGGTCACTTCATCAAAGGGCGGCCATGACAACCACGCATCATCCGATCAACGAAATCTGCGGCGCGACGTGGGAATATACCGGGCCGCTGGAAGACGCGCGCGGCTGCCCGCTCAATCTCACCGGCGCGACGATACAGTGGCGGCTGGATAGCGCGGACGGCATAGCCAATGTTGCTGCTTGCGACAACGCTATAGTTGGCGGCATCCAGATCATTGACGCATCCTGCGCGCTGATCCTTGTCACCGTGCCGGCGAGCGTCACGGCGGCGATCGCGCCCGGCAATTATATCGATTGGCTGATCGTGACGCTGGCCGATGGCAGCGTGCTTTACGAGTGGACCGGCGTGATCAGGGCGGCCGCGAAGCCTGCGTGAAAAGGATGATCTCCGGCGTCGGCGGCCTGGCGCTCGCGCTGGCCGTCGCGATCGCGACGCCGGCGGCGGCCGCCGAAATCATCGCTTCGTGCTACGGCCCGGAATCGCCGAACGCCACATCAAGCGGCGAACCGTTCAGCTGGACCTGTCACACGCGCGACGGCTTTTGCACGGCTGCGCATCGCACGCTGCCGTTCGGCACCTTCGTCCGCCTGGTCAATCCGGACAACGGCCGAACCATCGTGGTTCGCATCAATGACCGTGGGCCGTTTCATCGCGACAAGCGCACGCATCTTTACGATCGCGAAATCGACCTGACGGACGGCGCTTGCGATCGGCTCAAATTCTCACGGCTTGGCCCGCTGCAGCTGGAGGTGCTGCCGGGCAAGCCGTGGATTCCAAAACATGGCGACATGGGGTTTTGATGCGCGCATTCCTTCACATCTGCGGCGACGTGCTAAGCGCGTTGCTGATGACGCTCGCGGCCGCAGCCGTTGGCGCCGCGCTCGTCGAGCCCACGATCACATTCGGCCGCGACGATGGCCGCTATGCGAACACCGATCCGAAGCTGAAGGCGTGGTTTGACAAGCTGCGCAGCGACAAGGGCCTGTGCTGTTCGTTCGCCGATGGCGTGGCGATCGCCGACGTTGATTGGGATACGCTGGGCAGTCGCGATAACGGCGGCAGCGGCTACCGCGTGCGGCTGAACGGTGCCTGGATCGAAGTACCGATGACGGCCGTGGTGATCTCCGAGGATCGCCCGAAAAGTTTTCAAGATGCCGTGGTATGGCCCTACACGGACAACGCCGGCGCCGCGCAAATCCGCTGCTTCGTGCCGGGCAGCGGCGCATGACGGAAGGCATCAAGGTTTTCTTTTGCGCCGCCACTGGCGAAGTCGTGGCCAACGAAACGTTCTATTGCGCCGCCGATCATCGCACCGAAATCGATCTTGGCCGCATGACCGAAGACGCCTGGCGCGCGCAGCCCTATGACTCCGACAAAAAGATCAGCTGCGCGGAGTGCGGGGAGCCTGCGCAAAAAATGTCACGCGGATCGCGCCGCATCTTTCGCCGCGCCGATACCGGAGAAGAAGTTGGCCTGAAGGACGGCCTGCTGGCCGGCGCCGTTTACGAGGGCGGCTATCGCGAAGGTCCCGATCGGCGCGGGCTGATCTGCGTGTGTCCGGACGGCCATCATTGGTTCATTGACGGACGCGCCAGCAACTGCGGCAGCCCGTGCGCAAAATGCCAGGTGAAATACCGCGATCATAAGGACGCGGCCTGCAGCTATGAAGATTCGACTCCAGCGCATCGCTGCTGGGTCCGCAGCGGGCGGCCGGAAGACGGCACGCTGCACGTCGATAAGAACGGCCTGACGTGCGACGCTGGCGCCGGCTCGATTCAAACCGGCAGCTGGCACGGCTTCCTGCACGGCGGCGTGCTGCACACGTGAAGCTCACCGATCTTGATCCACGATGGCTGCTAAAAGGCGGCAAGCACATCGGCTTCATCTTCCGCTGCCCGAATCCCGATCGCGCGAAGTGGCGCATGGCGTGCTTTGCCGTGCCGACGCCTTATGACGATCAGGCCGCCGCGGTCGAAGCGGCGATCGGCGCTGATATCAACTGGCAACCATCGAACGAAGCCTGCGGCTGGCAGATCGCCGGCGGCATCGATGCGGCGACTTTCGAAACCATGACCGTATCGCCGTCGATCGATGGCGGGATTCATATGTGGCATGGCCACATCAAAGCCGGGGAGATTGTGTGATGGCCGCGCAAGACTATCCGCATCCGTGCGAAGACAACGTTCTGAAATCCGAAGGCGGCTACACCAATAATCCGCGCGATCCGGGCGGCCCGACGAATTGGGGCATCACGATCTATGACGCGCGGATGTACTGGAAAAAGGACGCAACGGCGGCCGACATGAAGGCGATGCCGCTGTCGGTCGCGCAGGCGATCTACAAGCCGAAATATTGGGATGCGCTCGCCTGCGATCAGCTGCCGGGCGGCTTGGATTATACGATCTTCGATTATGGCGTGAATTCCGGCATCGCGCGATCAGGCCGCATCCTGCGCCTTGAATTGGGCCTGCCGCAGAACGATTGGCACGTCACGCCCGACGTGCTGGCGGCGATCGCCAAGCACGATCCAGCCAAGCTGATCCAGGCCGTCAACGATGAGCGCCTGAACTTCCTGCAGCACCTGTCGACGTGGGATGAATTCGGCAAGGGATGGGGATCGCGCGTGCGCAGCGTGGATTCGATCTCGCTGCATATGTGGGCCGCTCACAGCAACACGCCGCCTGTCGTGGCGTCGCCGCCGCTTGCGCCGCACGTCGCCACCGACGAACAGCCGATGGCCAAGGGCGCCGCGTCGCCCGACGATCTGTTCGCACACCTGGCAGCGGACACCTGGAGCGGAATTTCCAATTTCATGACCACGTGACTCGATTGTTACCTTTGATGCAATGGGAGGCTAGGCAATGAAGTTACCTGCAGGCGCAGTCACCGGCGCGATCATCGGTGTCCTGTTCACGGCC